TCATAGGCAGCATTGTGATAAATGAAGCGAACTTTTTTCTGCAACAAGTGCCGCAGCCAACGCCGCACTTGGCCTCTATCAAAGTTGCTGCTCTCTGGATGTGTGATTGGAATATATATTGAACGATAATCTTCTTCCTTCCAAGCAATAGCTATGCCACATATATGTCCCGCCTTGGTTGCCCATCCCGGTCCCTTGTTTTCTTTCAATCCTATATCCTGAGTTTCACAGTCCAGGGCAATTTCTGCAACACTTGTCAGTGCTGGTAGTTCCTTTGGTGCGATCCAAGTGCTGTTAGGCAGCACGAATGAGAATGGTTGCTGGATGCCACCTACGTTTTTCTTAAGCATTCATGCCTCCTAATGTCGGCAGTCTGGGCAGTCATCTGCATCTGCATAACCATGCGGACATGGGACATTTGGGGCATTTTTAAGAATTTCATACGCGGGTTGTCCTATCAATTTTCCGCGCTCGATCCCATCTAATCCGGTATCATCGTCATCTTGTTGTGCGTGATGGCCACCATCTTCTGCACTCTGTTTTTGACTTAAACGTGCACGATACTCTGCCTCTACCAGCAATAGATAACGACGTAGATCTTGAATTTCTGCAAGAGTTGTGCCATCTGCACCAGGAGTATCGTCTTCATTTATGGCTGTGAAAACATTGTAGCTGAACACTTCAACCATATTTTCTAAACGATCCCATTTTCTAGCGAGCATCATGAAGGCACCGACTCCTCCACGCTTCTTCCAGCTTCCGCGATATGTTCCTTCTTTAATTTCTAGTATTGTCACATCATCAAGAGCTACTTGTTTCAGGTATTCCATATGCTTCATGTTCATTTCACTCTCCTTTGGATCCACTCTTTGCAAGCCATGCGCCAGTCTGGTGCTGCGATGTCGTCCGCACACAACAATGCTTCTTTATATTTCTTTTGCTTGAAAGAATGAAACGCCAGTAACGCAGGCGTGGCCACTGTTGAGAACCATAGGTTACGATAGCGACCAACTTTTTGCAGATGAAATAATTCCCAATCAGACATGAAAGCATAAAGATCATCATCAATATCTTTAGGTTCAGTAAACATCTGCATGGCTTCGCTACTACCATCACTATAACGATCATCTAGCAATAATTCAGGACCGGCTTGTCCCACCAATTTGTTGAACACATCCAAATAAGCGTGAGCATTGTTGCTTATCTGGTACATGACTCCGACAGGTAGGTTACAACGTGATGCCAGATATTCTTGCAAGATGCTGAAGTGTACGGCGTTGGCACCATGCGCGCCCCATATCATGTCGTTAGACCGGCAACATACCGTCAGGTCTAATGCGCCATCATTGTTACGCACATAGGCGTGAGTGTTGCATGGTCGATCTTTCCAATCACCTAACAGATCATCACCATAGTCTCTTCGCACATCCCACATTTGCAACACACACTGCCGATCATGTGGATAATCTGTCAGTTTATCCACTATCACATTCAATTGATCAAAACCGAAAAAAGTACGCCAGCGACAACCATAAGCACCATGCAGCATGCCATCTTCTTCTGCGAATTGTTTGCTAAAATCCTTGATGAAATAATCCAATGGTCTTGCATCATAAAATCCAGACAGCATCCACAACGCTTCGAACATATGAAAAAATGGATTGGCATCACGAACAGGACTGAACAGCACCCGTTCCCATGGCCGCTTGGTGACGGTGCACACCGGAACTGGACTTACTAATACTCTTCCGTTACGACTATCCTCAAACTCTGCAAAATCATTTAGATATTTGATTGTGACACTGAGTGCTTGGCATACGTTACGAACCTCCTGGACGTGCATCGTTTCCTCCCTGTTGCAACCAGTCGCGTATTGTTTGGAAGCTTCCCTGACGGCTGAGCAAGCGGCATTTTACACCTATCGTCCGAAGTTTGACAAATTCTTTTTTACTCTTGTCATCCAGTGCGATGATGGTGTCTTGCTTTATGTTGTGGCCGCGGTCGTGTACGGCTTGTATGCACTTGGTTATTGGATGGTCTATGAACACAACACGAACATCCAATCTAGCTTGATGCATGATCTTGATACGTTCTAGGCTGTCGTTGAAATTCTTGCCCTCATACAATACATCGGCGCCTAGCTCATGATGCTTGAGAACCAACTCATAAGCATAATTCAAGCTTGGCAATGTGTCAATACCGCCATTCTGGATTTCGTAGTGGCCGGGAACAAACAAGCGACGTGTGGTATCTCCTTTGGATCTAGGACATTCTGTTTCTTCGCTAGGTTTATAACCTTTTGGGAAGCTGACTGTACAGCTACAGTCAGGATAAGAACAACTCCATGAGCATATGTAGCCCATGGGTTTTCGCTTGTTCACTTCCGGATAAGCTATCGCGATGCGCGTTGGATATAGATCCATAACCTTGCGCACGATCGTGCTCTTGCCAGAACCATTTGTACCTCTGATATTCACAATCATTTTCTACCCTTCTTATAACAATCTGGACACTGATGTTTCCCAGCTATCATATGCCATATCAAATTCTTGAATGTTTTTATTGCTTGATCATAATCCGCTGTTCCAACAGTAAATTTCTTTGGACAAAAATCACAGTTAAAGACTGTGCGCCCACGAACCGCACCTTTTGTTTTAGTCACTGTCATTGTCACTCGGTTTCCTCCATGCGAAGTTTTCTCTTTTCCCAAGCTAATCGCGTTGAATATTACGATATCGTGAATGATTGATCCTTAAATGGCATTTTTATTTCTCCTTCCAAGGTATACGAAGAATCTTTTCTCTAGGGCCAGTTTTCATTGCTGCCACTATATCAGCTTTAGTTTGTTCATCAGGCTTGTGCAATTTACCTTTACCTAATAAATCTGGGAGCAAGCCTACTCTATAAGATCTATGATTACATCCATCACATACCGGGATTGCTTTCCTTTCACCACGAATAAGCATTTCACGGGCAGCCCCTAAAGCATTTCCTTGCCAAATTTCCTCCATAGATTTTTCATTTATGTTACCACAATTATATGTTGAATCCCAAGTGTTGCAACAAATCGGAACATTACCGTCCCAGTGTACAACGAATTGCCTGAATGGATGATGACACCGTTTCCCATCCATACTATGATCTGGTGCAAAAGCTAATCCAGCATAGTTGAAAACTTTACTATGATTACCAATCTTGCTTTCCTTGTCCTGTGCAGCAATATCTCGTATTTGTACTAATGTTCTAGTTCCACGTGGCCGACGCATATGGGGATTACCTGCTTTGTCTTGTGGATATTTGTAAAATGTGAAACCTAATGGATGTTTTTGTCCTGAAACCAACTCTCCTTTTTCTACAAGAGCGACTATTGTCTTCGGTACAAATTTCACAGTTTCATAATCATCTAGCCCAAGCACACTCAATCCAGCTTGAAATAATCCTGTTATGTTCGCTATAGGTCCTGGTTTGCGTAATAGACCGCTTGCATTGGTAAGCATGGTGATGTGTGCTTTAGGAAGATGTTTGCGAACGATGCCGACCATACCGATGTAGTCTGGATGCATTGTAGGTTCGCCGCGCATGGCAAAACCAACACGGCAATTCCATTTCATTTCAGCTATCTGTTGCATCACTGTAGTGATGGTTTCTTTAGACATGAACTTATATCCATGTCCTGGTTTATCTTGGATAGCTGGCATAGCACAGAACGGACAATGGATGGAGCATCCAAGAGTCAGCTCAAGCGTGACGTTGAATGGATCTTCTTGTTTTCGATATGGTCGGCGCTTCATGTCCATGGTTCCTTTCAGTAAGGTATGTCTTCAGTGGTTCTGTCCATAATAAACTTTTGTTTTGTTAAGTCAATAGTGAGTCGCATCACTTTGGCTTGATACATGGCGTTGAGAAGAGTTTGCATCTTAGAATTTTGGAGATTGGCGTCCAAGTATTCACCAAGTAGAGTGTCTGGAGCATCATTGCGTACAATGTCTACTTCATATATGCTAGCATTAGAATTAATTGGTTCTTCATCTGATGTGGATCCATATTCAATAAAATTTCCTTCAATAGCATCCCAAGAAACTAAAACATAGTCAGCATCATCATGTGGTCGAATACCATGATCTACTAATTCGGAGGCTTTATCTATAGGAATTAGTTTGTATTTGTTTTGTATTTGAAACATCACATGAGTTAGCTTTTCTTTAATCGCTTGTGCAAAAGACTCAATGTTGACTGCTACGTTCATACTATAGATTTTAGAGATACAGTGTAATGCTGTTCCTTCTATTGTTTTATCTGGTTTGAAACAGATAATTTTACCATGTCTACCAATCTTGCCGTTTGGTCTATAGAATCCCATTGACATTTTAGTTCTCCCTAATTCAGGTTTGAGCGCAGATGTCGTTCAGAACCTATTACATAGCACCCTCCAACTGTTTGTATGCTGCCTTGATCTTGCCGTGCAACCCATCACGCTCGGCCAAGGCGGTATTATACCACAACATCTGTTGCTCTTTCTTAATCTTGCTGCGTTCCTCCAACATACGCGCCGCATGCACTGCATTGGACACCAGAAACTTTTCTGGATTGTATCCGGCGCGGCGCAACGTCATGCCTGCTTCTTCTTCAAACACCATGGGCAGGCCCGCACTCAGCATTTCGTAGAACCTGTTTGGTGGTGAATGGTATTCGTTGTGTGATTTGCGATCCTCCAAATAAAGACCGAGGCCACGTTCACTTAGCCATTTGAGCAAGTCATCAGCAATACCTATGGCTTTGATTTTTTCATTGGCATAAGATTCAAATTTCTTGCTCGGGCTTGATATCGTGATATTGCATCTTGGATCTTTGAAGAATTTGTCAAATGCCTTGATACGACCAACGCGATAACTGCCATAGTAGGCTATATCGTTCTCATGCATGTTGCTAGGCAACGGCTTGGCCAGCATGCTCAGGCAGTTCCAGTTGATATAGGTGCTGAGTGGTGTTGCTTTGCTTTCCTTTTCACATGTCGTCCAGAATTCTAAGTGCGACTTGCCCATCTTGCGCCGCGCCACGAACGCTTGACGGAACGGTGATTTTGCATCTCCATTGTTGATAGGAGGAACAATGGTGTAGTCTTGCTGGATCCAGACGATACGATTGGCTCCCAGGATTGCTAGACTTAGTTCTTTCAAATGTTTGCAAAAACCATAGGCACCATTGACTATGAACAAGAGGTCCAAGTTGGTGCAGTCAGCAATTTGGTCATCCCAGATCAACGGTTTCTGCAACTCATTAGACAAGAACCTTGCGACTTTCGTGCTAGCCACCATTGAGCGCTCAGTGGCCGGGATGAAGCTGAAGATCACTGTTTTCATGCTGATTGGCCTTTCTTCATTTCTGCAATTGTAGCTGGATCATCTTTACGATGAAGGCCGCGGTCTGGATCACCAGCACCATGCCGAACACGGTAGGTGTCGAACTCATCGGCTAGTGCCATGAGTCGTATACAGAACATGGCATTGTATCCTAAGCCTATACCAGCTTGCGCATAGGCCCGGAGTGCAGCTGGTGCCGCAGGATCACGTGCGCCTAGCACAAAGCTTGGCCACTCGACGACAGTGCCATCGCGACGCTTGACTAGATACTTGCCTTCCGGCGTTGCTGGATTATCTCTGATTAGAGCAGTCAATGTTGGTTTCTCTTTCATTTCTTCCTCCTTTAGCACGTCGCCTACGTCTAGCTAAATTTTCACGCTCCCTCACACTCACCCGGTAGCGTATGTCTGCCTCGATAGCGCGAATTTCCGCGCATTCAAAGCAATACTTTCGAAACCTGATGCGCTCTATTGGTGCGGCACACCGTTCACATTCACCTTTCATGTTGCATCTTCCCATCGGTACTTCTGTTTTGGCATCTTATCTTCGAAGTTGGCTTGATGCCATTTCGAGTATTCGCACAAGCAATTTTGAATATCTTGGGCATGTGGTTGTGGCATCTGCTCGGCCTTGAACATCGGCAATAGTTTTTCTCGCAGCCTCCCTAGTTCTAGGCGGAATTCATCCTCTTTCCAAACATCCTTGCGATTGCGGCCGCAAACATAATTTAATCCTCTTTTTGAACCGGGTCCACTGGCAGCAAACGTATGCCAGTCTGATGCTTGACGAAGAGGCTCGTGGTATTTTATATCAGCAATCACTTGTGCGGTCATGAAGCTGCCAAATCCTTGCATGCTGCCAAGCAATATGTGAAATGAGTTGAGTGTGTCACCTGCCTTTGGTCGCAGTCTTTCTCGTGCTTTCCACAATGGTTCAATCACTTCATGTGCTAGATAAGCAACTTTTGGAATATGAAAAGAGTCTTTTGTTAAATAATCCATGTTATCAACACTCGTTCCGGCAGTTGATACCATGTAGGCACCATTAAAGATCTTGCCGCCAGTCTTATAATAGCGACCAAGCAATCGTAGAAAAGTTGTTTTGTTGAACGGCACTGGATAGCCAACTATTTCTAAACTTTCAGGTAGATTGAGTATACGGGCAACGCACATGGCGAACCATAGTTCCGGATCATTGCTGTGCGGATTGCGCCAATTTTCTCTGATCCAAACAGTAACCTTGTCATCTTCGCGGTAGATGTTGCAGAAGCGATAACCACTAAGAATAGGATCATTCGTCCATGGTGGTCTATCACCGGCTTGGCGGCGCATGTAAATCATGTATCGTTCATGAGCGAACGCGAATATACGTTCTACTGGATCCTTGATGTTTTTGATCATACGCTCTTTAGGATCTTTCATGTTTGTGTTCCTCCTCGACGATTTCTCCAGTTTCTCTATCAAACTCATAAGCTACACCTTGCACTATATCACCCGCTACTAACGGCTTGCCTTTGCGCTTTAGTTCTATGACTCGTACATCATTGATCGTGACAGGACCGGTGTTGGTTTCTTTCGCAACGAAACCAATCCAATTTGTACGCATCCCTTCGATGATAGTATCTAGATCATTTTTGTCTTTCGACATCATGGTGCGCCCCATCGTGATAGATATTTGAACACAGCCATGCCATCCTCCGATGACAGACCTAACTTTTCCAGCGCGGCAAACGTGTCTGCTATGATAGGATGAGCGAACTGGTTTCCCATCAATAGTTCCACGCGGCCGAATTCATGCATGTCTATCAGGTCGCATGCCTTGGCGCGCAGCTTTTCTTGGCCAGAAATATCAGGAAACACTCCTCCCATATTCTTGACAGCTTCTGTTTCTAGTGTGTTTATCGTATGCTTCAGGATGTCATTGTTAGCTTTGACTGGGAATGGGAGATCACCAGTCACCAATTCACCGGCGTCGTGCCAGATAAAGTAAGTAGTAATGTAGGCGTTCGGTGGTCCCCAGATTTCATCCCAGATACGCAAGCATTGCCAAGTGTGTTCACCTACAGTTTGACGTTGATGCGTCATCCAAGTGTGGTAACGCATAACGCTTCCGGCATAGCGAGGATTGTGCAGCACATCGTTGCGTTTCAAGTTCATATGGGCGCCTCTACATTTTATGAGATGCAACAGCAACAATGCAACCAGCTAGTCCCAGCGAAACGAAAACAGCCCAAGCGTCTTGCCACCAGAACCAAAGAAATAGCAAGCAGATGCCAAGTCCAAAATGGAATAAGCCAAGAAATAATTTCACAGTCGTACCTCTTTTAACAAATTACTGTGATTGGATCAAGCTTTATGTAGTGTGGATCTAGCTCGTGAAAAGCGATATTAAAGTTGATCGTTATTTTCTCATCCTTCTTGAATGCTTGTTGTATTATAAAATCCATGGCTTGCTGCAATGTTCGCCATGGTTTGTCATAGGTGCCAAGTTGTGGAAGATCAACTGGATAAGATTGATCAATATAAAAATCATAACCACCTATATACAAAGTGGTTAGGTTCCGTCCTGATAAGATCAATAATGCTCGCACCGGCATCAAGGATGCATACGGCACTATCGCAGGTGCAGCCAGAGCAAACAGTGTAGAGCGGCGCGTCAACATTTCACATTCTTCCTTCGTTGGTGTTCTTCTATCACGGCATTTTCTACATGACAATACAGTTCATGTTCAAAGATTGGATCATAACAACCATGTTGTTCTATGTATTCCACCATCGCCAGCACTGTTTCATACGGTACATTTAATTTCTGTGCGATAGCAAAGTACGGATATGACTGTGACATCTTTTAAGGACTCCACATCATCACGGCGTAAACAATGGCAGCTACTAGCACAGCCAAGAAAAGTTGGAACACGCCTAGACGACCTGCCGCCGCCAAGGCTCCAATCGTCAATATGATTAGAGCCATTAGCAACGGTTCCATTAGTATGGGATTTTGTCTGGATCCCCGGCAGCATCAGCACGGTCGGCTTCATCTATGCCCGCATCTTCAGGCGCTTCCATCTTTCGGCCACTTCGGAAAGCTTCAGCCAGTGCTTGGCCCATCATGTAGGCTCTGTTAGGATCATTGCCTACAATCTTTAATCCTTCCCGATGAGGTTTTTCGGGAAAGCCACTCAGATAGAACATTGGTTCACCCACATCTATGGTATACCATTGTCCTTGATTGTTGCTCTGCATGATTGTAGTGAGATGATACAGATGGCTCCATGCTGGCCATATATTGCTGTTGTTGGTGTTGCTTCCTCCTCGCACGCGGCGTTGCAGACTGGTACGCTTGGTCATCCAGGATCTGCTGACTTTGTGCCCGGTGCTTTTAAAAGGAATGACATAAGGATATGGATTCCCATCGTGCCACACAAAGCCCGCTTCGTATCGTGTGTCCACACAATCATTTCCAGTATCTGGAAAATAATAGCGTGGTCTGTTCTTTACCTTGTCGTCACGCGTCGCACCCTCTGGCAGCTTGCCACCATTGTAGTCGTAGCTGGCAATGAAGCCGCCACCTTGCGCTCGTGGGATCCATTCGGTCCACTTCTGGTACATCACACACGGTTGAAAATCGATGCCGACTTTTCCCTGTATGATAGGAACATGGAAATTCTTGAGCCAGAAATCCCCGCTCCTCGCGTTTTCCATATGTGCTGGCCCGTCCAGAACCTGTGGACTCAATGGTTGCAGTACATAGATAAGAGGTACTAGATTATCAGCAGCATCAGTGCTGACGCCTTTCCCCATGTCTTCGTCAAGAGCGCGCAGAACTTCTTCGCTGACTGGAATTTCTTTTTCCAGTTCTGTGCCAGCAGTAGTCGCGGGGGCTTTAGCCATTTATTTCTCCTTCACTGGATTGAGCTTGACCATCTTGCTTACTGTAGCACCCAAGATGGTCAGATCTTTGTCGCTGAGCGGCTTGCCATCTTGAAAGCGTTCCTTCACCACGGCTGTCAAAGTTTTCCATGGCACCGTTTCTTCTATTGTTGGAACGACCCCAAGTTTAGTTAATGCTGCCAATACTTTTTTCAGCAGTTTGTCTTGTCCTAGTCCTAGTTCTATAGTCAAGGTGGTTTTGATGATGTCTCCCAGCTTGTGCTTGCGCACCCATTGCAGCGCCGCTTTGCGCTGACTGGATGGCCAATCACTTTTGATCACTGCATGATAATGGTCATTCAGCTTGGCCTCATATGCTGGCAAGTTTCCTTGTGCAGCAATTTCCAAACGATTGAGACCTACCTGCATGAACATGGTGGGCAAAGCGTCAAAGATCAAGTTGCGCTTCGTCTGGTTTAGTTCGCTGATATGGTTTTCCAAATCAGCTATCTTGAATTCTATGTCGCGAACCTCCCTGATTTTATCACGTATGAATTCCAGCTTGTCGGCTGG